GGCAGTAGAACTAGCGCCGGAATATCAAGTTAGCGCGGGTCAAGACGTTATTGCATTAGCTATTGCGGCTAAAGCTAGTTTGAAACGCACGAACAAACGGCCTTTAACCTTGCAAATTGACCCCGCTGCTTTAACAGTAAGCGGAAAGCGAAGATTTAATATCTATACAGGTCAATAAATATGCCGCAAGAAATACAATTATTTGGATTAGGTCAGCAATCAAAATCGCCAAACATAACAGCAATGCATCGCTTGAATGTCTACTATGATGTTCAAGTACAAGCAGATAAAGCCGCAGTAGTGGCTTATGGAACACCTGGTACTGTTTTATTTTCTACAGCATCATCACAACCATGTAGAGGTATGCATTGGGTTGAGTCTAATAATGTGCTTTATGTTGTTCAGCGTGGCGATTTATGGGCTATTGCGGCAGATGGTACAGCAACGCTTAAAAAATCATTAACCACGATTAATCCCACCGATATTGATGGTCGGGTTAGTATGGCAAATAATGGCACTGAACTATGCATTGTTACGGGCGTTTATGGCTATATCTATAACACCAGCACAAACACATTAACTAGTATTACTGCATCATTACCAGCTGGCGGCGCTGATACGGTTACATTTTTAGATTCTTATTTTATTGTCAATCGCGCTAATACTGCTCAATTTTATATTTCAGGTCAATATGACGGCTTGACTTGGAACGCTTTAGATTTTGCTACTGCTGAAAGTAACCCCGATAATTTAATGGCTGTAATGGCTGATAAAGGTTATTTGGCATTATTAGGCAGTTCTTCAGTTGAAATATGGGTTAACTCTGGTGAATTAGCTTTCCCATTTAGCCGTGTAAACGGTGCGCCTTCGCCTTCAGGATTGGCTGCAAGATGGTCACTAGCTCGATGTGGTGATTACATTACCGGATTATTCCGAAATAAACACGGGGCTTTGTTTGTTGGGCAATTACAAGGTTATCAAATAGTGCAAGTGTCAACACCTGACATTGACTACCTTTTTAACAAATACGCTTCACCATCGGATGCCGTGGCGTTTGGTTATACGTTAAATGGTCGTATTTATTATCAGATTACGTTTCAATCTGAAGCTAAAACATGGCTTTATGATGTTATGTCCAACGCATGGTCACAGCTCACAAGTTATGGTTTAACTCGTCACTTTGGCGATTTATGCGTAGCCTTTGGTAATAAATTGATTTTAAGCAATTATGCAAACGGTCAATTATCTTATTTTTCTCAAGATGCATTTACAGACAATGGCGCGCCAATTGAACGAGAAATCTCAAGTGGTCATGTTTTTACAACTGGCCGTAATAAAGTGAGAATTCGTCGTTTAAGACTAGACATGGAAGGTGGCGTTGGTGATACAAGCATCTTGGGTAATAATCCTGTGATTATGCTATCTATTAGCCGTGATGGTGGACATACTTGGGGCGCTGATTTATGGACAACTATCGGTGAGCTTGGTCACTTCCATCGCCGCGCAGAATGGCGAAGATTAGGATGGGCTAGAGATTTTGTCTTTAAAATACGAATGACTGATCCTGTAAAGTTTGTTTTAATCCAAGGCGTTATAGAAGCAACAGAGGCTAATAAGTAATGTATCGTTTCCCACAGCCTCCTATTCACGAAACGCCGATTTCCGGTATATTGCCGTGGGTGCAATGGTTTACTCGTATCGTTGCGTATTTTCGTGTCGAAGAACCAGTATTGCCAACGTTAGGTTCTGGCTGGGTTAATTTTGGGTCAGGTTATGAAGATGCCCAGTATTGGAAAGACAATGCATCGGGCACTGTGCATATTCAAGGCTTAGTACAATATCCAACAGGTTCGCCAAGCGCTGGCAATGTGATTTTTATATTGCCTAATGGCTACAGACCACGCAAGATTTTATCGTTTACAGTTGGCACAGCTAACACCTCAACATCTCATACAATCGGGCGTTGTGATATTTACCCAAATGGCAATGTGACTTACCAGCAAGGTCACCACAAATATTATTTTGAACTTAATGGAATAACTTTCAGAACCTACGAATAGTTGGTGTATTATTGCTTTTACAAAGTCAAAACAAGGAAAAGCATGAATAACTTTCAAAAATTAGCAACGGGCGTTAATGTTTTACCATTGCTTTTGGCAATAAAACGCCGTCCTGAATTATGGAAAGCCGATACTTATCTAAGAGATTACCCCCAAGGGCCGTTTGGTGATGTTGAGTCAATTTTATTAAGATTTCCGCCAATTTCAGTACATGAAACGGAAGAAGAATTAAAAAATCACTTGTCAACTTTTGATGAGCATGAAAATTATGACAGGCCAGAATACAAAGAACTGCACGAAGCCCGTGATTTAATCATGCCATTGATGACAATGGTACAGGGCGAAAGATTAGGGCGCTGCATCATTAACAAAGTCAACGCAGGGGGCAGGATTTATCCTCATGCCGATACGCCAAGCCATGCTGACTATTACAGCCGTTTTCATATTGTTCTACAAAGTTCACCAGGCGTTGTATTTATCGCTGGCGATGAGCAGGCTTATATGGAACAAGGCTCAATCTGGTGGTTTAACAACAAGCTAGAACATGAAGTTATTAACAATAGTGGCGAGGAGCGAATTCATTTGGTCGTAGATATAAGGACTTCAAGATGATTACTTTTGCCGTTGAATCTTTGGAAGAAAACATCCCTTATCTTCAACATTTATTGCCAGAGCATTATAAAGAACTGGCGTTAAATCAAGACAAAGTGCCGTTAGTGCCAAGGTACGATATTTATATCAACAGGGAAAGAGCAGGCGAGATTATTTTTGTTACAGCTAGAGAATCGGGTATAATCGTAGGTTATTTTATTGGATTCATCCAACCGGGTTTGCATTACGCAACCTGCCTTACCTGCAATATGGATATTTTCTATATTCGCAAGGACTTGAGAAATGGCAGACTAGGAATTAAATTATTCCAGTATGTTGAAAAGGAGTTGCGCCGGAGAGGCGTAGATAGATGGTTCGTTGGCACTAAACTCCACGCCGATGCTAGTTCACTATTTAAATATTTAAAATTTGAGCCTGTCGAAATCTACTATACAAAGTGGATTGGTGAATAGGTGATAACTATTGTCGGGAGACAAAAGGCGGTTTTATGGTAGCAGCAGCAGTGGTCGGCGCTGGCGCAATGTCGGCAGCAGGTTCAGCAATGGGCGGTAGTGCAAATGCAAGCGCAAATAAAAAAGCGGCGGCAATCCAAGCGAAGCAATTTGCAGAAACTAAAGCAGCATTAGAACAAGGCAAAAAAGAAGCGTTAGGCTACATTGATCCTTATGCAAAGGTCGGCAGTAATGCGCTTGATGAGTTAGCTTATGGTATGGGGCTTGCAACACCCACAATTGACTATAAAAGCGCTAACATTCCTCAAGGCGGTTTAGCTAATTATGGCATAGACCAATATAAACAAGATGTTGGTTATACGCCTATGGTGAATACGCTTGAAGAACTACAAGCCACACCAGGTTATCAATTCCAGCTTGAGCAAGGGCTACAAGGCGTTAATCGCTCGGCGGCAGCTAGAGGCGGTTTATTATCCGGCGCTAACTTAAAAGCGATTAACGATTACGCACAAGGCCAAGCATCTACAGGCTATCAAGCCGCATGGCAACGAGCGCAAGGTGCTTACGCCAATGCTTTTGGTCGTAATCAACAAAAATTTCAAAACCTTCAAACAATGGCTAATAACGGCCAGTCTGCGGCAGGTATGCAAGGCAATGCCGCATTAAGCGTGGGCCAAGGGTTGGCTGGCGCTAGTTCTAACTATGGTAACAATATGAGTTCATTAGCCTTGGCTCAAGGTCAAAATCAAGCCAATATGTATACAGGTATTGCCAATGCTTTAGGCAGTACATTAACAAGCTTGGCAGGATCTGGAGCTTTAGGCGGAGCAAGCCGTATGGGCGGTGGCGCTGCAACAAATGTCCCGTCTGGCTGGAGTCAGTCAAGTTTTGGGTTTAATAATGGCGCTGGATGGGGTTCTTTATAATGGCTGAATTACAGATACCAAATTACATGACTAACCGCCCTGAGTCGATTGCTGATTTAGCCGAATCTGCTATGCGGATGCAAGCCAATCAGCAACAACAAAGGTTTAACGAAATGAAAATGGCTGAAGCTGAACAACTAGCACCAGTTAAACGCCAATTATATGAAGCACAAGCACAAGACGAAGCAACCACAGCGATGCTGCGTAAACAAAAAGTGCTTGGGACATTGGCTAATAATGTATTAGGTCAATTAAATAAGTCAGGTATTCAAGACCAGAATCAAAGAAATGCATTTATTAAGCAAGCAATTGATGCTCATAAACCGTATTTACAAGGCGCATTAGGTTTGCCAGTTAATGAATACATTGACGAACAACAGTTGCAATCATTGGCATCAAGCGCGACAGGTGGCGCTGAGTATCATCCACCAGTAACACACGCAGCCGGTATTGCTGAATGGACTCCTCAAGGTTGGCGCAATGTTGAGATTAATGGACAACAATTAAAACCTGGTCAATATGATGTCGGAACACAATATGGTGTTAATAAAGCTAAGGCCATTGCCCAATTGGTTCAACAAGGCCATATATCGCCGCAAGAAGCAGATAGTTTATTAGGTGGCGCACAACAAAGCCAACAAGCTAAAAATGTGCCTACAGCAAATTGGACACCTGAATACGAAAAACAGCTTATTGCTAGAGCTAATCAAGGCGATCAAGCCGCTATTAATGAAATTGAATCTACAGCTAATGGCGGCGTTTTTAATCCTATTCCATCCGCTGTTGAACGAAAACAAGCTGAAACAAAAATAGAGCAACAATCTAAAATACCTGAACGCGAACAACATCAAGCCACGCAATATCAAGCGCAATCTAAGCCTTTTAGAGAATTATCTGAAGCGTATCAAAAAACTAAAACTTTGTTTGATAAAGCTAAGGATTCAGCACCAGCAACATTAGCAGCAGCAACGGCTTACATGAAGCTATTAGACCCTGGCTCTGTTGTGAGAGAATCAGAATTAGGTATGGCATTGGCGGCAACTGGAAAGCTGGACAAAGCTTCTAATTTTATGAATGAAATTCAAAACGGGAAAGTCTTGACGGCTTCTCAAGTTAAAGAGTTTAAAGCGGCTGTTGAAGATGTTTATAAGGCTTCAAAATCCCAACAATTAAAGCTTGATAAGCATTACAAAGAAACTGCGGAAAGAAACAAATTGAATCCAAAAAATATCATTCAAGATGTTGGCCAATATGGTGATTATAAATCAGCCGATGAGTTAAAAGCGGCTGTAGCTAATGGTCAGCTTGATATAGAAGAAGCTAAAGACATTGCACGAATGAAATTTGGCATGGAGTAGACTAATGAAAGCTGATGATTTTTTTTCTGATGTGACTCCAAAGAAAGCTAAAACACTTTCTGTTGATGATTTTTTTGCCGATGTTAGTCCGCAAGCAACGCAAGCTATACAAGAGCCGCAATCTGATTATGGTCGTTATGCTGGCTTAGCAGGTAGAGCCGCCATGGAAGGCGTTGCAGGAATACCCGCAGGGCTTTACAACTTTGCGTCAACTATAGGTGGCATTGCGCCTAGCTTGTCATCAAGAGTAACGGGGAAGCCTAAATTTGAAAGTATTACACCTGAATCAATTAATACTCAAAAATATGGTGCGCAGTTAGCTGATTACTTTGGATTGCCACAGCCAACAGAGCCAGAACAAGTGCCAATGCAATTCGGCAGAATGGCGGCTGGAAGTTTAGGCGGCGCAGGGCTATTAAAGTTTCTTGGCGCAGCGCCAAGCGTTTTAAAAACCGTTGGCGCAGAAATGCCTTTGCGAACAGCAATCTCAACAGGCACGGGCGCTGCGGCCGGTGAATATGCAAAGCAACAAGAATTGCCGTTATGGCAACAGTTGGCGGCTAATGCGGCGGGTGGCTTAGGCTCGTCGTCTATTATGAGCATGGTTTCTCCAGTTGGTAGAACTGTTGTCCGTGGTGGTCAAGCGCTAGGAAATCAACTAGAGCCTGTGGCAGGACGCTTGCTTAATCGCCAAGCAGGTGATGAAGCTGAAACAGTACAACGCTTATTAGAAAGCGGGCAAATACCAAATTTAAAACCGATTCAAGGCTTTATGCCTAGAACATCTGATATAGCGGGCAATGCTGGCATTTCTGGGTTGGCTCGATTCGTTGAAACAAGCAATGTTGCGCCAACAGGATTATCCAATCGTGTTTTTGATAACGCAAAAGCATTAAAAGATTACATTAATAAATCTGTTGGTTCTGATGCAAGTATTGCCAAAAAACAAGCGTTTGCAAGTGATTTGGTTGCCGATATGTTGCAACCAATGCGAGAGCGTAATTTACCTGTTGATACAAGCAATGTTGTTTCATCTATCGAACAATCATTAGCTAAACATAAAGGTAATCCAGCTGTTGAATCTGCTTTAGATGCTATTTCTAAAAAAATACCTCAAGGCGATGTTGGATTCAATGAAGTTTATAATTTTAAGCAATACATTGATGAAGCATTGCGCGGTAAATATGACGATGCCGAATCTTTGGCTATTCAAAAAGCGGGAAAATCATTAGAAGCTGTTAAAAAGGAATTAGCAAATGCATTGACTAATGCCGAACCCGACACCGCAAAATATTTAAAATCTCAAGCAATCGCACAGCGCCAGCTTGGGCAATCTCAAGCGGCTGAAAAATTGATTAATCAAGCTACAAATAAAACACCAATTATCAGCAATGCAACAGGCGCTCAAGAAGAAATCTATCCTTTATCCGGCGCATTGTTGCGCGGCAGATTAACTAATGAGAAATTATTAAAAGACTTATCACCTAACCAAATTTCTATTTTAGAAAACGCACAAAAAGGCGCTTCTGCTGGACAAAGAATGTCTCAAGGCATGGCTAGAGGCTCAAATACTGCTCAAAATCTTAAAATGGATCAATTGATAGCTGAGGATATAGCTAGAGGTTTAACAGGATCTGATATGCCGGAAAAAGCTGGATTACTGGCTGGAATGATTAAACCTGTAACGAAAAGTTTGTCAAATGTAACAGGCAGAACCGAAGATATAGCGCAAATATTAGCTAGAGCAGAGCTTGATCCCAAATATGCGGCTGAATTAATGCGTAAATACAAATTATCAGGGCCTATTGATATGAGTACACCAGCCGGACGAGCTGCTTTATATGGTGCTATTCAACAATACCGCCAACAATGATAAAATTATTAAAACTTATTGCCGAGAGGGCAACAAATGCCATCAGTTAAATTATCGCCGCTTTTCAACGATGCACAGCTTGATAATAACGGGTTGCCACTATCCGGCGGCTTAGTTTATTGGTATCTGGCTGGAACATCGACACCTGTCACAGTTTACGCTGAGTCCACAGGTTCAACAGTTAACACAAATCCTGTTGTATTAACAACCCGAGGTGAACCAACTAATCCAATTTGGTTGCCTACGGGTGTAGCCTATAAAGCGGTTTTGAAGGATTCACTAGGCAACTTAATACGCACAATTGATAACATTTCCGGCGTTAACGATACAGCCACACCTGTTATTTCTGAGTGGGTTTTATACGCTGGCCCTGCCACTTATATCAATTCCACGCAGTTCAGCGTGACTGGCGATGCTACAGCGACATTTGATAACGGTAGACGTGTTAAAGCTACGGTATCAGGCACAGACCGCTACGGCACGGTCAATGGTGCGCCAGTATATGCTTTGGGTGTTACGACAGTCACCCTAACGCTTGATAGTGGTGTGTTAGATAGTTCATTAGCGACTGTTTATTACGGGTTCCTAGATCCTGCTCACCCGTCTTTTGATACCACTGGCGTTAACGCTAACACTAAAGCCGGTATTCAATCGCAGACATGGACGGCGTTCACCACTGGCGGCGTTTCTGGCACATATACATTAACGCCAAATCCTGCTATTACTGCTTATGCAGCAGGGCAAAAGTTTAGCGTTACATTTAACGCCGCATCATCAGCGACTAATACAATTAATATTAGTGGTTTAGGCGCTAAGTCGTTAAAAATGTATGATTCAACCGGAACTAAAGTTGCGTCTAGCTTTGCTCTAAATCAAGTTAGTGACATTGTTTACGATGGTACTGATTTTGTTATTTTAAATCTTCCGCAATCAATTTTAAACGGTGGTACTTTTGTCGGAACAATAACAGGAACAACCATCAATGGCGCAACCATGCAACAAGGCGGCGTGGCAATGCCAAGAATGGCGTTATCTACGTCACAAAATACAACATCCGGCACAGCGATTGTCTTTACCGGAATCCCAACGTGGGTAAAGCGCATTACCGTGATGTTTAATGGTATCAGCACAAATGGCTCATCAGGTATTGGTTTGCAAGTTGGATCAGGTTCGTTACAGCCTTTAGGTTATCTAGGATTCAATTTTAGATATTCATCTTCTGGTAATTCCGGTGCCAATTTAAATTACGGTTTCAATCTTAGTGTAGCTAGTGGTGAAACGGCATCGGCACTGAGGAACGGTTCCTTTGTATTAACATTACTAAACCCATCAACTAATACTTGGACTGGCGCGGGGTCGATTTCATTATCAAATGATGTTTATGGATGCACCACCTCCGGCGTTGTTGCTGTGTCAGGGACTCTCGATAGAATTGGTATTTATACACTCAACGGCACAGATATATTCGATGCTGGTTCTGTCAATATTTTGTACGAAGGATAAAGCAATGAGAATAGAAGTAGACGTAACTACAGGTGAAACAACGGAATGCCCTGACGCGCCACCAACACCACAAATTCCTGTTGAAATCACCATTGTATCTATGCGCCAATGCCGTCTAGCCTTACTGCAAGAAAACCAACTTGACGATGTTGAAGCATTGATTACAACTCGTGAACAGCTAATCTGGTGGGACTATTCAACTATTGTAGAAAAATACAATCCGATGGTTCAAGATATAGCCACAGCATTGAATTGGAAATCTGAATATTTAACTTCACTTTTTGAACTGGCAAACACACTATGATTGAACAATTAGTCGCAAAAACATTTGCCAGCCGTAACGCTGCGCACCTTCAACACTGGCGCACAAAGTCTTATGCCGAACATGTGGCGCTCGGTGAATTTTATGATGGTTTAATCGAGCTTGTTGATAACTTAGTAGAGGCTTATCAAGGCGCTTTTGGTCTTATTGGTGCTGTGGATATTAAAGCCGTACCACCTAATGACATAGTGAAGCACTTAGCCAAGGAAGTTATGTGGTTGAATGAGTATAGAAGCAAATGCACAAAAGGTTTGCCAGCATTAGAGAACCTGATGGACTCTATTGATGATCTATATTTGAAAACCATTTATAAACTTAAAAACTTGAGCTGATAACTATGCCTGATATTAATTGCCGAGTTGCAAAGATAGAGCAACAACAAGACACCCAAACAGAAAGCATCGAAGATATTAAAAAAATTCTTGAAGAAGTCCGCGACATTCAGAAAAGCCAGCAAGGGTTTGTGCGTGGTGTAGCATTTGCAGTGACCGCAATTGTTTCAGTTGGCGGGTTTTTTATTAATCATTTGTATTGGGGGAAATAATGGCTTCTTTAGCTGATTTGCTTAAACACATCAAAGAAACCAAGCAAACTTTATCAAGCGGCTATCCCCGTGCCAAAGGATTTGCAAATGCGCTGATGGCTAATGTTGAGCGTAATGTGCCAACTACGCAAGAACTACAAAACCCTGCTTATATGCAACAGCGAGCATTGAATTATATGTCGCCGATGGTAGGAACTTTTGTTGGCAAAATGGCAAAAAACGCACCACTTGATAAATACAATGAAGCTGAACAATTAATTACAGAAAAATATCCGCATTTTAATAAAGTTCCTGTTGGCTCTGCTGCATGGCATAACATCAATAAAGATATTCATGCTCAAACTGGCATACATTATTCGCCTGAAGGTATGCCTAGGCATGAGATTAGCGATAATGAAGCAGTGTTGTATTTAAATGGGCCAAAATATGGTACACAAGAACACACTGATTTAGCCGATACTTTATTACATAATTCCGTTTATCAACAATATCCAGAATTAAAAAAAATGAATGTTTCTTATAAACAGCCATTTAACCCAGAAGGGGAAGGCGGAGGCGGTTATGGTGTTTATATTAACCCATATACAGACGAAACAGAAAGATATTTACAACTAAATACACAACAACACCCTAGAAATAAAGAAACAATTTTGCATGAGATGCAACACGCAATCCAAGACATTGAAGGATTTGAACGCGGTGGCAATTCAAAAGAAATTTGGGATGTTCCTGATTTATACTTAAACAATAAGCAAATAGAAAATATTAAAAAATTAAAGGATTATCAAGCCATTCCTGAGTTTAACTATGATCAAAAAAGATCATTCTTACAGGAAAAAGCTAAAGATATTTTGGGAAATTCTTATAACGCTTATAGAAGATTAGCTGGTGAAGCTGAGGCAAGAGCAACAACAAAACGAATGAATATGACTCCTGAACAAAGAGCCTCATCATATCCTTATGATAGTTATGATTTTCCAGTATCAGAATTATTAGTTAGAAGCTTATTAAGGAAATAAAATGCCTTCAAAATCTAAATCACAAGAACGATTAATGCAAGCTGTCGCCAACAATCCAGAGTTTTCTAAAAAAGTCGGCATCCCACAATCCGTAGGCCGTGATTTTGCGGCGGCTGATAGAAACAAAAAGAGAAACAAATGATTAAATCATGGTTAAGTGAAAAATCAACGTGGTTGGGTTTTTTTGCTGTTGGCGCAGCTTTTGGCTTTGACCTTTCCGAGGCACAACAAGCCGCATTATCGGCTTTGGCGGCTTCATTATTTATCATGGCTGACAGAGGTAAAAAGTAATGGAATTAATCTTGCAAGATGTTGTGAAATTAATTATTGATGTATTGAAATGCATAGATGTAACCAATGTACTTGTCTGAACACTTTACGCTTGATGAGCTTATTGTTAGTGATTACGCTTTGCGTCATAGCATTAGCAATGAGCCTACAGGCACAGCATTGTTAAACCTTGAACGTTTAGCCGAATTGTTGGAAAAAGTGCGTGATGTGTTAGGCAGGCCAATTTTTATTAATTCTGGTTATCGTTCGCCAGAAGTGAACAAAGGCGTAAAAGGTCAAGCCACTAGCCAGCATTGTTTTGGTTGCGCGGCTGACATTAAAGTTAATGGTTTAACACCTGATCAAATTATCAAAAAGATACTGGCTTCAGGCATTGAATTTGACCAGCTTATACGCGAGTTTGATTCGTGGGTTCATATATCTATACCTAACACGCCAACAGACAAACCGCGCAAAAAGGTTTTAATTATTGATGGCATGGGCACACGAATATACTCATAAAAAAAGCCCCATTACTGGGGCTGAGAGGTTTCACACGGAGAGATTAGATTTTATAACGATTTGACCTTTCTACGTTTAGTTTTCTCGCACAGACGGTGTGGTACAGCTTGGCTGGATAGGATGTTTCAAATTGCTCTCTACAGTACCCGCAAGTTTTAGTCATCTTAGGTTTTAATTTTTTTTCTAAGTAGTAGTCGTGCTTCATAAGATAGAGGCATTTTGTTCACCAAAAATAATCGGGGCAATTGTTTGCAATTGTCTTTCAATCTCTGCGGCTACATCACGCACTTCTTTCTGTGCATGTTTGGTATTTCTAAGTGCGATAAAGTCTTTCCAAGCTTGATAGTTACCAGACACATATAACTCAGTTGCTTGGGCTTGTGGTAACCAGAACCGTGCATCTTGTTTAGACATTCCGGAACCCCGCAATTCGTTGTACAACTCTCTAGCTTCTTGTTCAAACAAAATAACAGAGTCTTTCACATCACCATTTAACTTATCAAACCCCAGCGGTCTTATGAATTCCGCGTCGCTTTCGTCACAATATCGGCTGGAGCGTACAAGGTAATCCAAATGTTTACTACGAGTAAACTGAGCCAGACATACACGACTAATCCCTTCGATTCTAAATACGACATGACCAAAGCGTAGGACGCTAAGATGTCCAACAGAAATAATATGAGCCAATCGAGTATCATCATTTCCTTCTCTCCCGTAGCATATCCCCGCAAAACGACCTAAATTAGCTGGGTCTGTGTATTGTTCTAATGTAACTTTCATAACCCAAAACTCCATCCAATTAACTTACCAACAGCCAAGCCCGTCATTATGATGATGATGCAAAACATCGCATTAACTCTATCTCGTAGGTGTTCGACTAAAGCATGTGTTTGCTTATTTTCATATATGCCGTTCACATAATCGTTCCACAAGTTATTGTACAGTCGGGCATTTATCTTGTTCTCCTGTTCAACATCCTCATGCCGAACAGAGAGACGAACAAACTCCCCTTGCTCTGATTCTTTCATTCGCCAGAAATGTTTTGTGCTGTATCTTTGCATCACCAAACCTCCGTCCCAACCGTATGCTTATTGATAGCTTGCACTCGTCTTTTCCAGTTTAGATGCGATTCCCTGTTACTCACCATCGCTACAAATTTCCTGCGGTTCAATCGCGAATCTGATAGCACTATAGATAAGGTGCTGTTGGTTATCCTGTATTCTTTTCTAATCATTCGTTTTCTCCTTTAGCTTTAGCAATTGCCCGAAGTGCATCGCCTAAAACGCCTTTTTTGTCGGCGTAGTAGCTCATGGGAAGCTCATCACCTGTATGAAGATTGGGTAGAGCGTTGATTAATG